ATTGTAAGATGACGCGTTCGTGTCATTAACCAACACATACATTTGAGTAATCGCCGGAAGTGTTACCGCTAATTCGTGAGTTCGAGTGCCAGATACTGACACATAGGTTTGAATAATTGGAGCATATGCCACCAAGCTTAATGTGTTTGGAACAATACTATCTACGTCATATGTTGCTGCAGAAAACGATACGTTTACTGGAGTGGCCCAACCCACAGTGTAAAAATTGCCAGAGCCCTCTTGGAAAAAAATAAATCCTGAATCCCCTGGATTTATTGCAATAGCCGCCAATCCATTAATCAACGATGGAGATGTAGTTTGGATTGTAAGCGTCCCAGTGCCACCGTTTCTAAATGATATATACCATCCGGCTGTTAGTGTGGCAAAATTGGGTAGCGTAAACGTTCCAGCACCACCATTCCAAACATACGTGGCTGCCCGGCTGCTATCTGCAATAGTGGGTGTAGAATTGACTAGGATGATATTTCCTGTAGTAGTCAACTTGCCAGCAAGAGAGGTAGCTAATCCATTTCCAGCTAACGATGCTGCATCTGCTGTAGAAGTCCCTGATCCGAATGTTACGTTTTTCCAAACGCCTGCCTCTGTAGAATTATCTGTTAGATAAAAATAGATGGAGATTCCAGGGTTGACAATTACCGCTCCGGTACCGGCAAAATTAACTACCGCAAACGCTGCCGCTCCGGTGTTCCTGATAAGGATGTCTGTACCTACAGAGCCTTGATTGCCCTGAGGAAGAATAACATTAAGACTTGCTACCGATGTTGCGCAATCCATAATACGAGCTGCAGGAACTTGGGTTGGGTTGACAACCGCAGGCCAATACAATTGAGTGGATGTCGTGAATGACAAAGAGTAGTAGGATACGTCCGTTGGTTCAACAACGGTACCTGTAAACGGTGAGGTGTATGTGTTTGTCATTTATTATGGTTCCTGAATCGTGGAGTTTCTATCGAGGCGACGAGAATCATCCTCTTTCTTAAGCGCGACTAATGAATCATCATAGTACTGCTTCCAAATTGGTAACTTATCGAGAGCTTTTAAATAGCCTTGAGCTTGAAGTAAGGCCCCAAAAAGCATTGCTTGAGGACACTCTCTAGTAAATAAGTTTTGTTGATTTGTTGTATCAAGCGGTTGAATTTCACTATAGTATATAATTTCAACAGGGTAGTCTTGATCTGGCTTAGGGGCAAACGCCCAGTTATTGTAATCATACTCAGCATAATACAACGGCTTACCATTGTCAGATTCAGATTGGTACATTGATACGTAGTCTTGACTGCGCATTAAAACAGGCTGTCCATTGACTTTCATAGAGGCCGTCTTGCGCCATCTTGCAGGTTTTGATAGTACAACTTGATTAACTGATAGTGTTGTTTCCACAACAGTTAGTTGCAAATAAGTTTTAAGTTCCGCCGCAATTGCGGATTCTGCTAACCCAATTAAACTAGGAATTTGTGCGACGAACTGTGCGTCGTCGCGCTCCATGTAATTGATAATATCTTGGATCAAGTTATCGTACGTTTGTTGGTATGCGCCGCTCATGCTACCTCGTATATGGAGCTATATTGGGTTGGAAGTAGATAGGAGATTTATCACGATCTTCTTCTTCAGCTTGTGTTCTTAATTCCAAGGCTTCTTGTTTTAAGTACGTCACTCTGCCTAAATCTACTTTAGGCAACTGTAAAGCCAATTTATGGGATAGTTCAGCTTGAATATATGTTATCCAACGATCCGGTAAATATAACTCATTGGTCAAACTACCTACGTCTTGAGGTTGCAACTCAAGAATGAATTGAAAGATCTGGTAGTTATCATTTGGTATAGGCCAGAAATAAATTTCGGGATCAATTTGACGATTGAACCAGTATTGTAATGACCGTTCACCTGGGAATTGTTTGTTTGGCAGATTAAAATAATCTGTTCTATTTAATCTAGCTAATGGGATAACTTGTTGACTTTGAGCAAATTGAATTGCGCGAATAGAAAAAGTTGATGTCGTGTTTCTGTTTTTTAAACGATAATAATAGAATGCTTGAGTCGATGTGATAGTTAAATACTTCCACTCTTCGTCTTCCAAAGTGACAGAATCAAATGCTTGCCAAAATGTCCAATTAATTCCATCGTTACTAACTTCTAAATTTAAATCGTAGGTGGTTGATCCAACTGGAGAATACGCATTAAATCCAACATAAAACAATCGAGTTTGTTGTTGAAATTGAGCACCAAAGTAGTTTTTACTAAGTGTTGATGTGGCATTAAATGTCAAATCAGCATTGACAGATTGATCAAACAACGCCGGAGCATTTACGTTATCGGTAGGAAGCGCGGTTGCAATTTGAGGATTAATTGCATATATCCAATTGGCCTCTAATATATCAACCACGTTTCTTGGCATTTTCATGAATTGTTGAAATGCTTTAGGCCCCAACACTTCAATCTTTTGTAACCATAAATTAATTCCGCGGTTAGCGGAATTTTGTAATATATAAAATAACGCTTGCTTACCGGCGTTAATATATTCTGGTGTAATCTCTTCCGCAGCTTTACCGGCATCGCGGTAAGCGTATGAAATTAATTGATCAACAGTAATGTTGGTTACGTTGTACGTTCCAGAGTATGCCATTATTTCTTCTTAGGAGCTTTTTTAGGTAAATTCTTTGGGGCCGGACCCTTAACAAATTCCTTACCTACTTTTTTAGGAATACCGAGAGTGCTTTCACCCTCGGCTGCCGCATACATCGCCTTCTGTTGAGCTTTTGACTTAACTGGCATATTATCGATCCGTGAAATTACGATTGCTTTGTTGAAATGCTGGTGAGTTAATCAACGCTTCAATTTGTTTACGATTCATTCCACGTTTGGCATTTGGGTTTTGTTGTTTAAATCGATCATATGCGTTGGCTGATTGTGGGCCTTGACCTTGCATTAAATTACGATCACTATCGGAAATAGCACCTTGACCTTGCATTAAATCTATAGGTCCACCATCGGCCTTATGTGGTACTCTCCCATTTGTTATAGGGTATTTAGCATTTATAGCATCTAGCTTTTGTTGCATTTGTGCATCTAATGCGTTCATGTTATTGCCATAGTCAATCAAAGCACGAGCGCCACCTGCATTTGGTCCAGTATTACCTGTATCTCGTTGAGCTTTTAATGCAGCACGTTGTTGAGAATACCATTCACGAGCATCTTGCTGTGCAGAAGAATTTAGTCTAGTATTAATTCCTGCTTGTTGCATTTGAGCAGATTGTTGTTGTCGAGCAATTTGATCTGGAGTAATAGCTCTTGGGGTAACATAAGGCGCTGGCGTGTTATCCGCTGCGTTAGGATAGTTAGTATGCATCATTGTAAGTGCAGCTTGTGTTGCTGGATCCACGCCTTGACCTCTAAAATTAGGCATTTTAAAATTTTGTAATGCGTTAGTTATTGCATTTTGCGCATCCATGGTTGAAACTTGTGCTGGTAGTAGTGCCGCAATACTTCGGTTTTGCGCAGGTTGTGGTTCTGCAACACTTTGGTTTTGCACACGCCCGATTGGAACTTGTGCAGGTTGTGCTGCTGCTGCAATACTTTGGTTTTGCAGTCCTTGATCCAATAGTGCACCACCGTCGGCCATTTTTTTAGGTGAGGCTTTAGGTTTTGTGGCTGCTTTAGATGGGGCAGCAGCTTTCTTAGCGCCAGTTGCTTTGACTTTTTTGATAGTGTCTTTATCGCCAGAGGTCTTTTTCATTTCAATGGCGCCGCCTTTAGCAAACTTCTTAACTGTGCCGACTGCTTTTTTAGAACGGCCACCTTGTTTAAGTTTTAATTCAGTCTTTTCGCCTGGGTGTTCTTGTTTGTCGTGTTGGCTGATAGCTTTTTTAATTAAAGCTTTATCTTGAGCAAGGTCGGTCTTACCGCCTTCTTTGTATTTTTTAGTCTCTCCGCCAAAGCACATCTTTGCTTTTTCTACTGCCTTTGAAACGCTGCCACCGCATTTCATTTTTACCATTGGTTTAAAGCCGTCCATTGTATTATCCTCGAGGTTAATTTATAAGTGGGGTGATCAGATCCCTTAGTTTTACTAATGCATATTTGTGGGGATTTACGCCCCTATTTAGTCAAAAACAAAGCTATCTCTGCCTGTCTGCGAAGGTCCAAACCTCTCCAAACTTTACCACCAGCTTTGTTATACTTTGCCCAACTTTTAAGAGCGCCCAATGCATTTCCACGATTTAGTTTCGAACGTATCGTGCTTCTTTGAAGGCATCCCAAACCAAGGTTGTATACAAAGCTACACAAAGCATCAAACTGATTTTGGGTAAGTTGAACATTAATATATTTGAGAATACCTCGTTCGATATGTGTAAGCTCTTTTCGAAGTAAAGCATGACATTCCTCTATTGTAAACTCACGATTCCAACTATCAGGTAGAGATTTACCGTCACCAATAAGAGTGCCAATGCCAACAGTCCATAAGTCCACACAATCACGGTATGGTTTTGTTTTAATGCCTTCGAATTTTTGGATGAGAGTAATCCCATTGTCGCTCGCTTTCATTAACGTGTTCCGAAATAGAATCCTACAATTGAAGCCCAAACAATTTGAGTTTCGTTATCCCACAGCAAATCTAGTGCTGTTTTAAAATCTACTCCATTGTAGTACGCATACCAACAACCAAATAACTCTATAAACAAAAATATACTAAATAAACCAAAAGTGATAGCTGGACGCACCAAAGCCCTAAGATTGATAACCCAAACTGATGCGCCTTTAGAAGTTTCAGTATCGTTGAGTCTAGCTGAATTAACGTCTGAAAGTCTTGCTTGATAGTTGTCAGAGTCTGTTTGAATTTTAAGTTCATTAAATTTAATCTCCTCTAAATCTTTTTGTGCTACAAACCCCGCCTTTTGCAATTCCAATTGCTGCGCCATTTGCAATTGCGCTAGTGCTAATTCATGTTTTTGATCTGACTTGTTCTGAAAGAACTCTAAAAATTTTGGAGTGTTACCTGCTAGAAAAGATACTACTGTAGTCAAAAGTGTAAACATTATTTGTCCACCTTGTGGTCTAACCGATCAAACAGTTTATTTAACATAACTTCCAATTTATCAAACC